TGATATTGCGATAATTTTTTGTTCAAAGATCGGGCATTCTCTTCTGCCCAACAGGTGTATTCCATGAAGCCTGTAGCATGGCTTTTCGGGAATCGAATCGTATTTACGGTTATGGCACAACGGCGGCAGATGCGATGTATATTGTATTTACCTTTTACACCGTAACATACCACAGGATAACCGTCAGCAGTTTTCATGTTCCGCCTTTTTCCTTCGTTTCAGCTTTCTGATGAAAGCCTTGACCTTGTTCCTAACCATCTCTGTTATTTTGTCCGCATCCTCGGCAAAGGCACACTGGTAAACCATATCCGTGCTTTTTGACATGAAGTCCACCTGAGCTTTGGCGGCTTTCCCGCATTCGGAAACCTTGTCAAACATCTCTATACGGTAATCAGGATGATATTTTTTTAAAATCTCGTTACAGTCCATCGTAAAGGTCTCAACCATATCGCACAGCATGATGATACTGTTGGTAAGGACGTTTATCTCTTCCCTGTCCTCTTCCGACATTTCACGCATGAAATTATCCATGGATTCCGACATCCCCTCATATTCGGAAAGGTATTGGTTTATGACACGTGTTTCTATACCGTCCATAATCTGTTTGAGTTTCATTGCCTCCATATAGCGGTGTGACCTGAGAAAGGAAGCGTGCCTTTCCCTCAGCTTCAGCATCTGCCTGTCCTCATTGATCATCTTTTTCATCCGTTCCACCACATCCGCGGGGAGGTCGTTTACGGTTAGCTTATTTCTCATGGATTGCCCCCTTTCTTGTTGTTTGTATTCTTGTTTCCGTCCTCTTTTTTCGCTCTGTCAATCCATCTTTGGAATTTGGCAGCTACAAGAGGACAGTGTATGCGCAGGTTTCTGTCGCGTTCCGCTTCCCATTCACGTATCTTTGTCTGCATCTCGATATTCATAATTTTCTCCTATTTCGTTATAATTCTTTTTTTTGAAAACTATTGCATATTTGCCCATATCTGTCACAGGCACACACTCTATGTCCTTTAGCCTTACAATACGCAGAATTGTCCCCGAAGTTCGAAGCATTCTTGCAATTCCGGCATTTTACATATACGGATTCCGGTTTGACTTTCTTTGCCATACTGTCAGTATTTTCACGGCTTCCTCGTCCCCGGATTCCGCCCGACGTTTCAATTCGTTGTACAAAGTCAAAGAAGAATATCCTTCAGGTGGAATAAATTTTCTGTTCTCTATTTCATCCTGCACCCTTTTTCGGTTTATCGCGTCCAGCTCATAATTCCTTTCGGAATTGAACTCCTTGAAGAAAGCATTGCCTATTCTTCTGGCATCGAAAGACGCGAATGAATTGTCATACTTCCCGGCCTTGTAGCGTGCGAAAAACAGCATCAGTTCGGAAAGCTTGTAAGCCTTGGCCTGTGAGGCAAAGGATTGGCAAAAGATTCTTATCCCGTCGGCAACGCCTTTTTCCTTGCTGTTGGAAGCCCCGAATATGCCGGACACCTGTATGTCGATCCAGTATTCGGAAGAGCCACAGCCGTAAAGCGCATCATACTGCATCAGTGAAGGGCAATCTGCCATATAAGCCCTTTCCGGGTTTTGAAGGGCATATCCCCACTGGACCGGTGAAAATACTCTTTCAACCTCAGAACGGTCTTTCCATTTGGTCAGCCAAGCCTTCTTCGAGGTCTCGCTTATGTTGTTGTAGCAAGCTAAGAGCGTAGGCGTTAGCTTCCTGTTTGTCTGTATAATTGCGCCTATTGTTGTTTCCATTGTTCCGTTGTTTTTCAAGTTCAATTTTCAGCCATCGGGCAAAATGCGATTTTGCATCTTGGGGTGATTTAACAGTTTCTCCCTCGTTTTGGAGCTTCATAAAGAACTTCTCCAAATAATCATAAAAATCAGGAGGCGCGAAATCCTTATATCCACATAAACGAGTATTCATGCAGACAGCTTCCATCCATGAACTATTCGACTTCAATTCTTCATAGCACTCATCCAACCCTCTTTCAAAAATCCCAGTCGGAATTTCTTCATACGCGCGCGGGGGAGAGAGATAATTATCTTTGTCTTTATCTTTGTCTAATGCGCGTACATTATACTGTAAGGGCTTAGGTACTACTTTAGGTTCATGGTTAGGTATAAGGTTAGGTACTACTTTAGGTTCAACTTTAGGTGTCAAATTTTGATAGCTAATCTGATACCTTGTTTTATCCCGTTGTCCTTTTCCGCCTGATTTGAATGTGATAAGACCCGCCTGAACTAATCTGTTACGTGCTGATTTCATTGAGTTGACCGACACTCCCACGTCAGATGATACCTTTGTATCACTACGCGTCCAGCTATCCACCCAGCCTAAACGATTCGCTGTTTTTAGCAAGTAAAAATAAAGCCTCGTTTCACAGCAGGTAAATTCCCAGTCTTCGTCAAGAGACCAAAACTTATTTATCAGTTCTATATAAGTCATATATCTTTCAAATAATTATCCACCACTTTAATAAACTCGTCTAATGACCGGACAACAACGTACTTCGCCCCAATACTCTCAAATTCCTTTTGATAAGCTTTCTGATTCTCTGACTGTCTGCCTGTCTTTGCTTTTAATTCAATACCACAAAAGGGATAGAATCTATTTGGAATAAGCAGTATCAAATCAGGGAAGCCAGCACGAACACCCATCTGCTTGAACTTGGAAGCTTCAATAGCATTACGCTTTCCTCCATTGGGAGAATGATGGAGCCTTTTCGTCCATTTAGGGTATTTAAAATCCCAATATTGAATAATAGCCTTTTGAAGCTGATCTTCTAAATGTCTCATTCTCTCTTTTTAATTAAAAGCCCCGAAGCGTATTCTCCGGGGCACAACCATTATTTATTAACCCATGCCATTTATGTGTGGCTCACATTTATGAGGGGCGTAGGGGAATCGAACCCACCAAACCATAATTGGGCAGTGCCAGCAATCATGATTAACTTGCCGATTGAAGCTTCATAAATCAACAAGCCCTTACAACGTATATTGTGCACTTATCCATAATAAGGAACACAGCCAGTGCTTACGCCCCATATTCGCCCACCCTATTTTCACAAACCGAGCAGGCATAAAGTTTATAAGAAAATAAATCTAAAATTATCCTCACCGTCCGGTTCTTCGTCCGGCATATCATTACCGAAATCCATAGGAATGAACCAATCTGAAATAAATTCTTCCATAACTAAATCAAATCAATTATTTTGGTTTTAACAATCGCATCCAATCTCATATCAGACAAACCTTGTGAAAGGTGTTGTTCCATCAAAGTGTTTGCCTCCTTTAAATCCTTTGCGCAAACCAAATTATAGTATTTCAATTCTTTCTCATTGCCGTTCTCATCAATCTGAGTATCTACAATGGTAGCCTTGAATAATGGTTTGTCTTCTGTCTTTTCGTTGATTATCTCAATGATGTTTGAACGTGAAATGGAGAAGACATCAGATTCCATATTATCGGATGCGTACTGTTCGATCCCTTTGGCTTCCGCTTCTGCAAAAAGTGAGCAGTCTGTAATGAAGTGTTCTTTTACTTCTTTTTCAAGACCGTCCTTGTTAGGTTTCATCACCTTTAACTTTACCTCGTAATACATATCATTCCTCCTTTGTCTTGTTACGTTCCTTAATCATTGCATCAGCTATCTGATAAGCTGCTTTAGCCTGTTTTTCAGAGTTGTAGTTTGTAATACTAACTTCTTTGGATGGGAAAAACAATGTTACAACTCTGTTCCATAAAGTTCTCCTGCGTTTTGCTGTCATCATCATGCACTTCATTGCTTCAAGCGCAATATGATCGCGCGAAATATTCGATTCCATAATTTTATTGCTTTAATTGATTAATAATTTGTCTTTTGATTTTCTTGTACAGCTTCCCGACAAAACGTCCATGCTTCTCTGTTCCGTCATCGGGCAACTCGTTTTTATAAATATGAAGAAGTAACTGGATGAGAAGCACTTCTTGTTTTGTCAAAGTAAGTTTCATGATAATAACCTAAAGGAGCGATTCTATATCGCAAAGTTCAGCATATATCAACATCAGCCATACTATTATTTGTAACAGGATAGCCATATAATTATCACTGTCATTCTTATAAAACAATATCAAGAAAGATATTGCCATAATGATAAAGGCACTAATTCGTATAATCATTGTTTCAGATATGAAATTTGTTTTGTTCGACCTCTATCTCCATCAACTGAATCAAACGTTCTTCGTCTGGAGATGGGATATATATGCCACATTGGGCACTCGAAAAATTCCGAAACCGCTCAATAGTTAGGCTCATCTCCGCGCTGTCAAGATCAGAAGAACTTCGTAGATACTTTATCCGACCCAAAAACTTGTCTTCTCTCTCACGGACGAAAGTGTCTTTGTTGCAGAGAATCTTGTAATAGTTCCGCTTTACATATTCCATCGTTTCACCGATTTGGCAACCGAAATAAGCAAGGCAGACATGAAGGTATTTGTTCTGATTTAAAGATCTTTGCGGTTTCTTTTCCGTCAATTCAAACACCTTCTGTTCCTTTATCAACTTCTCCAGCTTCGCTCTTGCCTGCTGGACGTGGAGAGGATTAGAGCCATCGTACTTCATCAGAAGGGCAAATCTAGATCATTATCCGACACGCTAGGAGCATTATTTATATCCTCTGGGGTGGGTGATGTATTCTGAGGTATAAACTCTTTGAGGTCCCCGCAGATATAGTTCCTTCCTTCTACCCGTTCCTCCTTTTTAGGGGAACAAGTGATGAAATGCGTATGCCCAAACTGGGATTTCTCTCTGCGCTCGATAACAGCCACATTCACATAGATTCTTTCAACTCCATCTTTACACTTAATTTTCTTCATCTGCTCACGAGGTATATCAGAGAGACAGATAGAACCACTTAAAATTGCCATAATTAATTTTCTATTTTTTCTTTTAATAAATACTTGGTTAAATCTCTGTATTCTACCCACTCTAAAAAAGAGTGTAATAGATTCATATTATCCTGCTCCATACCATCATAACGATAACATGTAATAGCAGGCTCATAGCGTTTCAATGGAAGTCCTCTGACATCATATCCATGCTTATCTTTGTCGTATCCTTCAAAGATGAACAAGTCAAAGTGAAACACGTCTAAATTGAATAGCTGGAGATAAAATCGCCATTGGCAAGAATTGATGTAATCGGCATCGGTAGGATAAGAATATTTAGTCTTAATGTCCCTGATCTCCACACCATTCACCATATCGGCACATCCTGTTATAATAGCATCTCCAAAATCCTTATACAGTCTTATCTCATGAAAAGCATTCGGGTATTCGTTACGATAGGAAAGCGCGGTCTTGCATTGTGCAATATCCATAATCACTTTATCACCTTCAATGTCAAAGGATCTACCACAAGGAACAGGCTCTTTTTTTTCTTTATTATAATGGAGGAAGGTACGTTCTCCTGCATCTACTTTATCACATTTCGGTGTACCTTCTTCCACTATTTTATGAAATGCCTGTCCAATTTTTGTATACACATTACCCGTGAACTTGCCTGTTATACTGTCAATAACGGATTGCTCCGTTATCTCATAGTTGGCATAATCGCTTTGCTCTATGTACTTTCGGAATGCTTCTAAAATTGTTACGCGAATTAGCGGTATCATACTTTCACGAATAACTTTTTATCTTGATCGAAAGTGAATCCTTTTGCTGCAAGACTCTTCTGCATCTCAGAAAAGAAGGGTACTCGCATAATTTTAGGTAATAGTTTTGTAGCCTCCATCAAGGCAAGAATATCTTCATCGGTCATTGCGGCGGCAAGCTGTTCACGTATTGCCGCAAGCTGTTCATTAGCTTTTGCTTGTGCTTCTCCTTTTCCTTGAATTGATATCTTCACTTTCGATATAATGTCAGACATACATGTATCAAACTCGGTTGTTCCATAATCAGGTATTACCACAGTTCCAAGTCCTGCTACATTTTTGCCTACAAAATTATCCAACGGTGCAAATGAAATAGAACGCTTCCCATTTTGTATGAATACATATCCAACTTGGTCAGCTATCCTGACAAGCAGGTCTTTTGATTGCCCTGTGCAATCCGGAGAGTGCTTTATCACATCACCGTCTGCCGTTTCCTTGTCATGGCATATAAAAACAATGTCAGAACCATTCGAGCGAAGAAAGTTGACGAACTCTTTAAAGTCCTCGCCCATCTGCCCAAACCGTTTTAAAGTATTCGTTTTCAATTTATAATTATTGTCAATAGCATATTGACTCAGATAATCGTCTATCATTGATTTGGCTGTATCGACAACTATTGTTTTGTAATCTTTCATAGATTCACGTTCTGAATCAATATCTTTCCAACATTTAGCCATTATGGTATCACAACGTTGTACTGCGCGGTCTGCCCCCCTGTCGCAATCTATCAATAAAGGATTATCCGCTGTTGTAGCTACTGAGGTTTTCCCACTTCCGGGTACTCCATATAATACAATAATTACAGGACGCTCCGGTAAAACATCATTTTTCTTAACTATAGGCATAATATTTAAATTTTAAAATGTTCGCTTTTACCAACACAAAAAAGGCAGGTCCGCAGTCCTTACAAAGTTCCGCTTCCTGCCATGATATCTTTCCACTTCTTCAAGTTCGTTTTCTAGAGAATCGATTTCTTCATTAAGCAAGGATATATACTTGCCCTTACATTCAGCATTGAATGTGAGCCTTACCGATTCCTCACTCATTGACTGGACTATATCAAGCTCTGAATAAAGCTTTTCCAATTCATCGCTTATCTGGCTTATAGTTCTCATACCTTTTCAAGAAATTGGATCGGCAATGAGCATACACCTTTCATATTAGGATATTTGACATCAGCATATCCGTTAGCGATATAAACTATTGTACCTGTCAACGTATCACCTATCTCACGTACTTTATCACCTTTCTTCATAACCATTTATTTTAAGTTTATCTAATTATTGTGGCAATGGTTTCCAAAAATCAATGTCCCATGCCCGGTTAGTATTTCCACATATCCAAATGTTCTTCTTATGCTCACTATCGAATACCAACATCCCGGTATTCACAAATTTCCCGGAACTCTTTACAAACACTCTTGTGTCTAATGGTGGAGGATCTTTTTCTGCATTCCTCCATTTCATGGATTCCAAAACAAATTGAGCACCTTTTTCAAAATCCACTGATGCTGTTCTTTTGTGCGTAATTCCATGTATGCCATTTGCATACTCTCTGGCTTTCTCCTTTATTATATTTATATCCATAACTTAACTTGTTTCCAATTAAAAAACTCCTGCTATCTTCACAGACTACAGGAGCAAAACCTAAACGACTTAATCTATCACTTATGATAACTTACAGCCACCGTCAGCGGAATCGGGCCGCCATACTATCCGTTAAATGAAAGTAGAGATTAGAACAGATAATTATTTATGTTTATTACCTTAGACAGTACCAACCATGGACGGTGAAATTCCGTACCTATATTCACATACAGGCACGGACAGACAACATTAACTTTATGAAATAACAAAAAAACTAGATGAAAAAATCATTCATATTCCTTTAACTCTCTGTATGTCATTACCACCAATCTCACACACAATAATGAGATAATGGAAAATATAATCACCGATACAGATTTTATAGGGCTTTCCGTAACTATCGCACCATAAATCATTCCTAAAGAACATAGTGCGGCAAATATAGACAGGATAAAATTAGCTGTTTTCATAATATGCATTTTTATATTGTTCCCCTCAACGGCTTAAACCGGTTGTTACCCCGAATCTTACGGGAGGGGATATATTAGACCTTCCGGCGGTACTTGTGCCCAACCAAGTTTACTTAATGCACTAAGGACAAATCGGTGCACCGAAAGTATGTTCAATCAATTATTATAGACCCTCAATACGTCACGGCATCCCTGCTGGTATTGACTCCTATAATCAGTCCGTTTGTCTGCATTATATGGCTTATGAGTTACACCATATAAACATTTACAATGTGTGAAAGAACTTTGAACAGTTCCCCTCAACGGCTTAAACCGGTTGTTACCCCGAATCTTACGGGAGGGGATATATTTATTTGTCTGCTGAAATACAAGCCAATTGTTTCTTTAGATAACTTATACGATCACATTCCATATCACATATTTGACTACCTTGTTTTTGGTTGTGAGGATAATGCTTACATTTCCCCCTTTGAAAACAAGGACATAACTGCCGGTACACTATCACAGTTCTTTCTTCTATCTCCTTGCATGCAATACTAATAGCTTCCAGCGCGTCAGCTTTAAAAATCAACGGTTCTACCGGATTACCAAGCTGGTAGCATTTATTATTTATAAAATCGGTTGCTTTGCTCATTTTTTATTTATCTAATAAGTATTTATTTACATCTTGTTTAGAGAAATACAACAGTTTGCCCTTTTTAGTATATGGGATAGTACCATCATGAACGCGTTTTCTTAAAGCCCCTTGAGATATTCCTAGATATTTTGCGCATCTAGCAGAATTCATTACAGAATCATTCTGTTTTCCCGTCACTTCTGCAAATCTTTCCGTGAGCATATTCATTTCTGTTCTTGTCATCATAACCTTTGAATATTTATATTTTCACTCTGATAATGGATTCTGCACCACCATAATTCTTTATCGCCTCTTCCCTTATTCTTACTGCAAGTTCAGTGTTGATAATGTACTTTAATGCTCTGCGTACTGTTTCACCGCTAACCCCGAAATGAGATGCGATGTGTTTCTGTGCACCTTGTGGAACGATTATCCGTGGGATTTCTTTGGTTCTTCCTATTTTATTCATATATTTGTATATTAATTATTGCCGTTGCGAAATAAAACTGTATTCAGTTCGTTTTCACATTGCAAAAGTAAGCGGTTTAACTTTCAGTTGCAAATTAAACCGCTAAAAAATATAAGCTAAACCGTTATTTAGAAACATTTTAAATAATATATTATGAAAACAACTGTAAATGAAAGAATTACTCAAATAATATCTCAATTCGGATATAAAAGTAAAAGATCTTTTGCAGAAAAGATAGGTATCGCACAGACATCACTTAATGATATCCTAAGAGGAGCAGAGCCAAAATATTCAACATTATATAAAATTTTGGAAGCTGAACCGCTTGTTTCTTCGGAATGGCTACTCCGTGGTGAAGGTGAGATGCTTAAATCTCAGCCCACATCACTTGATTTAGAATCAAAAACGAATAAAACATCCGCACCACATCAAATTGAAACAAAAAATATTAACATAGATTTACATGGAGAACAAATAGACAGCAAAAGGACTATCGAAGTCCTTATAAAAGTAATAGAAACATACCAAACACGTATGGATGACTTACTAAATGTTATCGAAGTGCTTAAAAATGAAAACACCGATTTGAAAGAACAGTTAGAAAAACCAAATGTAAGCTAAACAAATGAACATCTTATCATGTTTTTTAAGGAGATTAAAAACCTTAGATATGAACAATGATATAATACACAAATTAGAAGACATTGCCATTAAGATGAACAACCAACATGATAGATTAGAAAGACTTCTTTTCGGAGTTGAGTTAAATCTAATTACATGCAATAAAATAGAGCCAGAAAAGAATAATATACATAAGACGATTAGTCTTAATAAAAAATAGATATTATGGAAAAAGTATTGCTAATATCTTTATTACTTATTGGAGTAATATCTAGTTGTAGTAATAACGAAGATAACATTCCCGTAGATGATTATTTAACAACTAATGAATGGAAATTATTAGCCCAAGATTCAACGCATATATATTATGCATCAATAAATAATGAATCTAAAAAGCGGCTGGTAAAAGAAAGAAGAAGTGATAATAAGATTATATGGGAGAAAGATATGATAATTCCTGATCCAGTAGATATATATTTAGGATATGGAGAATACAAAACAGTAGCTTTTGAGCCATCTTCAGGATATCCTTTTTTTGACAATGATAATTTATTATTGTGTAAATGGTCTGGTTTTGTTAATATTTCAATGATGTTAAAATGCTCAGCCGAGTGTATTGCCATTTATAATCTGAATGGGGATCTTATATCTACTAAATATATATGTAATGACGGAGCATATAATTACGATTACGAAAATGCAGCTATAAGATATGGGGATTCTATTATAATAGGGAAAAATAACGGATATTTTATTATTGACAAGAGCGGAAATATAATAGAAGAAAATAACCATATACATCTAGCTGGGTTTGGTAGTCCTGACGCTATTTTGGGAAGAAAATATGTGCTAGTCGATTGGGATGACGGGAGGACTTCTTATGACGGTATGTCAATATTTGACCTTGACAAAGGAAGAACAGATATAAATCTACATAGCTATATCAATCATAAATATAAAAAGCCTTCTAAACTCAATTATACAAACATATCTACTAGTGGAAATAAAATGGTCATTTCGTTAAAAATTATATTTTATGACAATACCACTACAGACGAAAAAATTATCGTTGATATTGATTTGGGAGAAATTATAGAATAACGTCATTAATCTAATATTCTAAGCAAAACATTATGTTTTAACTCCTATCTAACAATCAATGGTAAACTGTATGAAAAAGTAATATGATACGCTATACAATCTTGTTAAAAATAGGTGGATTTTTTAACTTAAAACGGAATTTGTCGGTATCACAAAACATAGAAAAAGCCCTCTACAGGGCTTAGAGGCGTGTTGAATATTTTTACTATGTGATACCAATGGCAATAAACAACGCTTAATCAGTTGATTATAAATAATTTGTTAGATTCCCGGTTTCGGCTCAAGAAGCGGTAGAATACCGCTTCTTTTTATTTTATATAGGGATATTCAGTAAATGTCTCTAAAAAATAAGATGGCATATGAAGATGATAGGGCATGACCATTTCATATGCCATTCTTATTGTCATTTTTCCGTGCTTTCTCACATACTTCTATCCGACAGGACATGACGTTCCGGAAGAAGTCTGATGACCTCTTCTGATTCTGTGAGTAAAATCATATCATGCTGCTTTAGCTGTTTTGTTTCTGATTTTTTCTATCATCAGTATGGCATTTGCCGTATGTATTCCAAAGAAAATCCACAGTATTTCCGTCTTCCTGTTTCTGGCCTTTATCCTTGAGAGCGAGTAATGTTGCTTTTGAGTGCCGAAGCTTCCTTCAAGCCGTGTTGCCCTTTCTTTTGAGAGTTCGCTTCTAAGCACCTTCCTCAAAGGCTCATCTTTGGCCGCCCTTCCCTTGCGCACAAAGGATGTGGATATCCCATATTTTGTACAGAACTTTCTGTTGGCATTATTGGCATATATGGAATCGGCAGCCACACATCTTACCCTTACATTCATAAGCTTCTGCTGCATACGGATACAGTCCTTCAAGCGTATACCCTCATTGAATGCCTTGAACGAGAGGTGTTCGATGAACGATATGCCGTCTATCTGTATATTATTGACCTTTGCACCGAACTCGACGGACTTGGTTTCCTTGCCTCTGACGATGGGACGTACATAATGACGGTCAATGCTGACGATGCGGTCACTGACTTTCCGCCCTTCAAACATTTCCTTTTCTTGTACAAGCACCTTTCTGATGATGGAAAGACGCTTATGATAATCCTGGGTATATCGGAGTAAAGCACCGTACTCGCTATGGATCCCATCCCTTTGACTGAGGAGCTTTTCAAGAAGCTTGATCATACGGCGCTTAAGCATTCTTGTCCTTGAAGCTCTCCTCTT